GTAAAGATCATTTCTTTAAAGGACTAGCCTATTCAATATCAATACCTGAACTGATCCGTAATGGTTTCTTATCCAGGCTATCTGCTTACGCTGTAAATGAGGGTGCCATTATTGATGCAGGTGCTGTCGCATTAAAGTTTAAGAACGGAGACTTCAAAGAAAGTGAGCTAGAAAAAGTAGCTATGGTAGATGATACGATCTTACAAGTTATAAACGATTGGATTGACAATGCCTATACCAAAGGCAGAACAGCTACAGTATTCTTTTGTGTGTCAGTGCTACACGCAGAAAAGATGACTCAGTGCTTAAAAAACTATGGGATCATGGCTGAGTGTGTGACAGGAGAGACACCAAAAGAAAAACGAGAAGACATACTAGAAAGATTTAACAACGGATTGATTCATGCGATATGTAATGTAGGTGTACTGACTGAGGGTTGGGATGCTCCAAGAGCAGATTGCGTGGCCTTGCTTAGACCAACACAAAGCGTTGGCTTGTTTGTGCAAATGTGTGGCAGAGGTATGAGACTGCATGATGATAAAGAAAACTGTTTGCTATTAGACTACGGAGAAAATGTAGCTAGGCATGGCTGTCTTGATGAGGTGCAACCAGATCGTACAGCACCAGGTAAATATCATCCTAAGATATGTGCTAACTGTAGTGCTATCAATTTACCCTCTGCTAAAAAATGTATTGAATGCGACCAAGAGTTTGAGGGATCTAAAAAGTTTCAAGAACTACAAACTAAAAAAGAAAAAGAAGTTGCTAGAAGAACTAAAGCAGAAAGGCAAGCTGTCTTATCTGATGAGAGAGAGAAAGCCAAGCCAAGATACAAACCTGTTACTGACATTTATGCAACTGTAACTAAGTCCATGAACGGTAGTGAGTATTGTCAAGTGATCTTTACAGTTAAGGATGAGTTCTTTCCAAAGAAGATGCCCTTGATGTTCGGACATCCTAAGGCACACCACATGGCTGTTCGTAGATGGAAGAAGATAGCAGATAAGTGGGGTGCTCCTGAGCAACCATGGATGGCTGCTGAATTAATTAATAGCGGTGCCTTTGAAAACATATCAGAAATTGTCTTACAAAAGCAGGGCAAGTATGAGAATGTTATAGGGATCAAGACAAAACAAAACAAGGAGATAATGTTGTGATTGATGCTAATGATATAAATAAAGCAAGAGAGATTATTGCAGAAGAAATAAAATCTTATACAGATCAAGGTATAGGTGAAATTGCTACCTGTAGATATTTATCTAAAAAATATAATTGTTATTGGGGAGCATTACAAAAATTAGCAAATCAAAGTTTAAAAAGTATTAAAAAATCTGTAGAAACAGCAGAAAAAATATTGGAGAAACAAAATGACAATCAATCACCTACTTGATGAAGTAGAAACAAATGCTGAAAGACACCAAAGATTTTATTTGGGCATCAGTGGTATCGGTAATCCTAATCAAAGGCTCCTTTGGATGAGATACCGCTGGCTCATGCCTGATGAATGGGAGCCAAGAGTTCTTAGGTTGCTAGACTTAGGTAATGTAGTAGAAGATCACTTGATAGAAAAGCTACGCAAGATACCAGGTGCAACTATCTACGATGTAAGAAAAGACGGCAGACAGTTTGAAACCAAAGCATTCGGCGGCCATTTAAAAGGACACATAGACGGTGTTGCTAAGAACTTACCTGGACTGAAACCAAACAAACCATACCTACTAGAGTTTAAAACAGCTAACGACAATCGTTTTAACAAGCTAGAAAAACTAGGTAGCTATTGTAATTGGTCAGAGGAGTATGACGCACAGATCCATTTGTATATGGGATTGTTTAAACTAGATCATTGCATAGCTATTGTTTATAACAAAAACAACTCTGCTTTATATACAGAAGTTATCGACTTTGATTATTTAAAGTTTGAAATGTTTATGGACAAAGCTGAAAACATATTAAAGACCAAAACACCACCAGAGAATCACATACCATTGACTGACTACAGGATACGTAGCTACATGTCAAAGAAACAACAGGCCGCATATCTTGGTAGGTCTTTGCCTGAGAAACTACATTGTAGGTCTTGTCGTTTTTCTAACCCAGATATTAAAACAGGCGAGTGGGTTTGTTCTCAAGACAATAGAGTGATAAGCAAAGAAAGACAAACCACAGGCTGTGCAAACCACAACTACATACCTGAACTAATACCAGCTAAAGTATTACAGGTTGATGATACCTTTGTAGTCTACGAGAAAGATGACTTTAGGTTTGTCAATGTAGCTAAGGGTAAACAATCTACAGGAGATAACTTTTATTCTAGTAAGGAGCTGATAGAGATAGTCAACAGTAACTTTCCAAAAGAACTGATTGCTCAGTGTGAGAATGTTAGAAAGCTTTTGAATGGAACAATATCTAGTATAAGACCTTGGGTTGAAAAAGGTGTGCCTTTCTAGGCTTTGGCTTTACTTATAACCATAATTTCAACATCAGGATATAAAGCCTCAACAAGTTTCTTTTTTAATCTAAACATGGGAGTCTGCACACCTTTGGTATCTTCTATGATTTCATCGCCATTGATGTTCTTGTATCTAAAGTCAGCCTTGTAAAGACATACCTTCTTGTCATTGACTACACACGGGAAAGGTGGGTGCACTTCTATGTCAGAGATTAGGCCTTGATCTTCTAGTTCTTTAAGATGATTGTATCTAGCTGCCTCTAGTTTGCTATCGAAAGTGTAACCGTCTTGTCTTACTTTCTTTGCTCCATACTTGTTATACAAGTTAGGTGCCTCCTGTAAGTTTATCCATTTCTTCTTGTCTTAATACTTGAGCTGCTCTTGATCTATCTATTTGTAATGGATTTATAAAAGCACCCTCAAGATCTTGTCTTAGTCTTTGTTCAGCAACAGGAAAAGCTGCTGGGTTAATATCTGTGCCTTTCTCTTGTGCTTGTCTTAATAGTTTTGGGCTTATTGTAATTGGTTTAAATATTCCTCTCATAACCATTTCATAGTTAGCAACCTTAGAGTCTTTTAGTTTTTCTTTTATCTGTTGCTCAGACATGCCTAATACTCTAGCATCTTCTATTGCAGTGTATAAATCTCTTAATGCTTTAAATCTATTTTCGTTTTGTCCCATATATCCTTGCAATAATTGTTCTGCTGTTTTGGGATCATTATTTCTAAGCAACGAATTAAAAGTATTAGTAGCGTCTCTTATGTCATCGTTAGCTTCAAAGCCTCTGTATAACATAGACCTATCTACTTGTGGTTTAACTACCTTTAATCCAGTAAAAGCTTGCATTAAAGTTTCTTCTACGTCTATGACATTACCCATTCTATCTGTTATTTTATCTTCGCCTTGTTTGTTGGTGCTACCAAATACAGCACGCGGAAAGTTTTTTTGTACTAATTGTGGTGGCGATATTCCAAGTGCTCCTTTACCAGTTATATCAGCTTGTATTCTAAATGGTGTAATAGTTGGTAAAATTTGATCTGAAATATAATACATACCTTTAGCAACTTTATCTCCTAAAGTATCTGATACTCCCCATATTTTTTTACCTGTAGGAGTTTCTCCTCTCGTAGCATCAAGAAAAGCTTGAGCAGAAAATGCTGGTTCTACAAAAGGTTGGAACATTTCTTGTACGGCTCCACCCATCCCATTTAATAATATTTTTTGTAAAGATTCTTCATCACGATTTCCGTTAGCAACTTCTTGGAAAACTCTAGTGACAGGACGTTTTAAATAATCGTATGGGTTCATGTAACTAAAGTTTATAAACTGTGTAGGATTACCGTCTTTATCAGATGCTATTGGTATAAGCGATGCTGTTCTATCCCATGGTGCGGCGAATGATCTCTTATAAGCATCTATTTTTTCTTTTGTTACACCCGTTAATGCTGATCCAAGAGCAACTAATCCAGTTGGCAAAGCAGTGGTTGTAGCTACAGCACCAGTCAGTCTTCTCATGCCTATCTTTTGTAGTTCTTTGCTATCGCTTGTCAGCTCTCTTATACCTCTTGATACAGCATTGCTTGTGTTTCTTATTATCTCAGCAGGAAAAGCAACAAAGTTACCAAAGGGTGATTTTCTTATAACCGCTCCTACTCCAGGCACTACTCTTTTATAGTTTTGTATGGTGTTGGCTGCAACCTCTCCCATTTCTCCTCGAACAAAAGATTCTAAACCCTCATCACCATACTTGTTTATAATCGCAGAGGGTTTTATTCTTGCACCACCTTTTCCAGCTTCTATTAAATCAGAAAACTTTACTAAATTTTTAGCAGCATCTATGGGTATAAATGAATCTGGTTCTTTTAAAATAGCTTGTAAGAATCTTTCTTTTTCATTTAAGTATCCAAACACACGACCAGCATCGTCAGTCATACCGTATGCTTTTTCAAAAAGCTTCATGCTACTAGCGTCTTTAGCTTTTCCTATTTTTGCAAGAACATTAAATTCATCGCTTGCTGCTTTAGCTACCTCTCTTATTTCTCCAAGATTTGCACCACCTCTTTGAAGTATTCCCTCTTCTATAACTTCGTTAATCTTATCTGCTTTTAATATTCTTTTCTTTGGATCAAACAGTCCAGAAAAACTTGTTCCCACTGCATCTACAAATCTACCTGTGCTACCAAGGTTGCCATTTAGTAAAGAAAAAAATGGAATACTGGTAAAGTTTCTTATTTGTGCACCAGGAGATAAAACCGTTTTACCATATTGTGATGCTGCTTTAACTCCTAAAAACCCTGTGTAATATCTTCTTAATATACTTGAGTTAGCAGTTTGATCTGAAACTGCTGCCATTAAAGAATCGTGCACATCTGCTCTTGCGTAAGATCCTGCAAGTGCACCTGCGTCATCGTTAAATTGTTTAAATACAATTTGTTCTCTTATGTTATTCGGATTACTTACGCCAATCTCTGTATAAGGTTTACCTGTTTTAGGATCATTACCAAAAAAACCTTTTGGCCTTAAAAATTTTACACCATTTGTTTTATCAGCTATGTTATCTAGTTGTTTTAAGTTGTTAAACATATCTGCTTTTGCTGTTAAAGCAGACAACCTTTGAGCTGTTACACTAGCGGTAAGTTTAGTATTGTTTAAAGCAGACTTCCAATCGCCTTGTAAATACCCAGCAGCTTCGCCTAAAGCTCTTCTTGTTTCTGGTAGGTTGGTTAAAGTTCTACCTTTTAATATACCACTGTCTGAATTTAATCCTTGTAAAAACATTTGATCTGTTTCAAAAGCAAAACCACTTTTATTCTTAGGTCCAGGATTTAACAGTCCACTAAAAGCGGTTTCTGCTTCTACTTTGCTAACACCAAATGTTTTTTGTATTTCTTTAATGGCGTTAGCTTGAAACTCTGGATTAATAGGAAAGGTATTATCAATCATCGCCTTGTATGCTCTTGTGCCATACAAACCTGCGTTTAATGCTATGCCTTCTCTTAATTCTTGTGGTATAAATAAGTGCATAAAACCGTCTGCACCTTCATCGCTGTAATTTAAAACATTTTGAGAATAAGTATCAAAAATATCTCTGTTATTTTTTAACAATGTAGATATTTTTAACCCATCATCAAGTCCCATAGACTGATAATCAATAAATTCATTTTCTAAATTTTTAATATTTTGTTCTGCTTGTTTTTGTAATTTTCTTGCCTCTTTAATTTTGTCAACATTTTTCATATTGGGAGATTGAAAGTCAACTCTAATTCTAGGAAACATAAAATCTTCTATACTTCTTGACAAAGCTAAAGCATTAGTTTGGTTTATTGTTCCTTGTTTAATAGCTTTCTGTGTGGTGTTCATGACCGTATCAAAGGTAGCATCGACAGATTCTTGAGCGGCTTTAACTTGAAATGTTTTAGTAGCCATTACTTGTGCTGTAAGGTCGTCAGGTCTTTCTGATGCAAAAGTAAAATACTTTTTAAGTTTGTTAGCCATGTCCTTGTTAGATTCAAACGCTGTCTTTTGTAACTCTCCTTTTTTTCTGTTTGGACTAACAGCTTTTACTGCAAAAGAAGCCGCAGGTGCTAGGGTATCTATTGTTTTACCACCTATGTTTAATGCTAATTTACCTGCAAGCGGCAGCCCTAATATAAATGTAGCACCCTCTGCTGCTACCTCTAGTCTATCTAATAATCTAGCTTGAGCTGCTTCTGCACCCTCAAGCCTAGATAATCTTTCTTCGTCTGATTCACTTTTAGTTATAAATGTATCAGCAAGAGTTACAACATCATCTGTGGCGACAGCTCCATCTACAAGGCCACCACCTATGGCTG